GGGTGATTTTTGCGAGACCCCTCCCCCTTATGCCTTAACCCCCCTCAGGAAGTTGCAAAATTCTCTGCTTCTTCCAAGGTGACCTTTCTATAAAGCCCCAGGACATTCTCCTTAACGATTTCGTCGATACCTTCTTCCATTGCCAGGTCCTGATCAGCTTGTGAAAGTGCTTCAGAAGTCTTGACAATCCTTGCAAGGAACGACATCGTGTGGTAGCCGGCTGCTTCATCCCAAGAGTACCAATCATCAAACTGCGTGAATGGATTGTAGGGATTGTCAACAGTAGTAAGCATGTGCTCAGCCATTATTCTTCCCTTCTCAATCCATCACTTAGTGTGCTTACTGGTATGCCTAGGGCTTCAGCAATCTCTGCCTGGGTATATCCAGCACTAGCCATGTTACGTGCTCTAGCTAAGGTAGGTGCAGTCATCACTGTAGCAAGCCTAGGTGTAGCCAATTGCTTTACCTTGTCCAGGTCCGCCTCACTAAGGATCTGGTTTAGCTTGTTGTTACTGATAGCGCCTGCCTGAATAGCCTCCCATTCACGTGGGGTAATGTCTACCCTAAGACGTCCTTCAGGACTTGTTCTTGCCCTAGCAGCAGCCAATGCTTGGGATTTGACCTTTTTAAGGTCGTCTGCTTCCATGCCGGGGTTTGCTTGGACCTTGGCCCTAATTGTAGCCTGGGCTATCAACTGGGCCTGCCTTTCAAGGGGCTTGTTTTTAAGGGCGGCGTTCAATTTAGCCGTGAGGGAATCGACTTCCTTCGAGTAGACCTTAGCAGCAGAGGGATTTCTCACAATGGAGGGGGTTGTATACAGCGACTTACGTGCCTCGTTTGCAAGCGCCTTAAGGCGGTTAGAGTGCGCAGCATACACGTTTTCCATAGGAAGTCCAGACGACAGCGTAAATGCGTCGTCGGTTTCTGCAAGCTTAGTGGAACGGGTTGTTCTGGGCACAACCTTTCCTGACTTGGTTGTTTTGGTACGACCTGTATATTCGTAAACCAACTTTCCAGTTTCAGGATCAATCGGGCCGCCCTTAGATGCAGGACGAAGCTTTCTTTCTGGAACTCGAGTTTGAGACTTGGCCTTTGAAATAAGCGTGCTAGCACCACCGGTTTTCTTGCCTTGATATTTTTCCATCAAAGCCGGAATTCCGTGATCAATAGCAGACTTCTTGTAATCGAGGCTATGTTTTTCAGCGTCAATGACAACCATGCTGTGACGAACCGCGCGAGCAAGTTCGCTGTCGGAAGCACCCTTGATTGTCATATCCGTGATCAGGTTTGAAACCAACCCCATTTGATGCCCCTTGGTACGAGGCGTCATTTTTGGAAGGGAGGGGTTTTTATATATTTGCGGATCAAAACCTTTCAATGCTTCGAGAGGGGGGGATGTTTTTATAAGCCCATTTTTGTTCGGAATAACCAGAACAGTATCTCCGTCGAAGTCTGCCCCAGAGAGACGTTGGGCCACTTTAGAGTGAATACCAACAGCATCCGGCGCGTTTCCAAGAATCTTCTTCGCTTCGGGGTTTTTATTGTTTACCGTCAGCTCTGGGATCTCAAATTTGCCTCCGTGAGGGAACCGAATAAGCGCAACACGCTCACCATTGTTGTAGTTGGGCGCGTAGATCTCAGTTTCTTTCATTGAATTAATCGGCAAAATAACATGAGTCTTCTGTCTTGGAAGAGCTGCGGCTTTCAAATGCACAGCAGAAGCATCAACATCATCGGCAAAGGCAGCGAGTAGCCTCCTTCGAACTGCCGGGTTGGTCAGAGACATGATCTCATCATACTCGGCGCGCTTGATATCATACGCAATAGCAAGCTGCTGCTTAGCCAAAGCGGGCTTCTGCTTGGAAAGAACCTGAGAGGAAAGGGTACGGGACCAGTTATCCCAATCAACTCCTTCTTCGTTCACAATGTTCATCGCCGAAACGACTTCGGTTTTGCCGTCTTTAGTTGGACGAAGAATTTGACGAACCGTAGACCCGAACGGGTTTTGAGGATCGTCTTTCATCGCCTTCATAGCGTCGAGCTTATTACCTGTGTTGCTCTTGTTTGTATGGAACAGAAGATCCACACCTTTGGGAAGATCATCTTTGTAGATTGCCATCCCCTTGAGGTAGTGTGTTCCATCGACTGCAATACGAACCTGCGCGTACCGTGCCTTTCCGAGAGAAATATCTTCTACTCCGGGGCGCACATAAATAACGCCATCCGCGTCAGCACCGCCGTCTTCAGCGTACTTAATTCCAATTCGAGCAGAGCTCACTGACAAAGGAGGCTGAATAAACATGAAAGACTTGCCCCCGTCTTCAGAAAATGCATTGACGTGACGAATCTCATTGTTTCTAGCAGCCTGTGCCGCATCCTTCCATTCTGAACCTGGAGGACAGAGAACCTTGACCTTGGTCATAAGCCCCGTACCAACCTGCTCGACAGGAACAGTGTGAGTGACATATCCTTCATCGGCAAGCTTGGCAAGCGCAGTTCGAAGCTTGGTGTCGCTAATGTTGAGGTGTAGGTTAACGCCGGTACCAACATCAATGTAGCCTTGTTCGTCAACAAGCTCCTTCAAATATGACGAAGTCACCTCAAGGCTATTTGCCTTCTCGACGGCGGCAGGCTTAAGCATGGCGCGAACCGAGGATTCAGGAATTCCCATTTTTTCACTGATAGCAGTGTTGGACATACCTTTTTCTTTGTAGCGAAGAGCATCAATTTGGTTCTGCTTCTTCACTTCATTTTTTGCAATCGACTTCTCAGCTCGAAGCTCTGTGGTAGTGATACCAAGACCCTTTGCAATTTCGGATTCCGATAGTCCTTTGTCCTGAAGATCCTTCACATAGCTGAGAAAGTTCTGGTTGTTCTGGTATGCATTGTCGCCGCTGCCCCAAGGATATCGGCCAGAACGACGGAGAACGCCATAGTGAGAAAGTTCTTCTTCTGTCATTACTCAGCCTCAGCCTTCAGTTCTTGAATGCGGTTGTCGAAAGTAACAATCTTGTCCATGATGTGAGCGATGTCATCTGGGTTCGGAATGAATACCCTAACTTCATCGTTTTGGTAAATTCGAAGCTCTGCATCAATCGCATGAGGCTTAACCCCATACTCCAAACAGAATAACGCCTCGTAGACCTCGAGCTGTCTTTCCGTGGTGGGGCGTACGCCAGTCTTTAGGTCATGAATCCGAAGAAAATTCTTCCTAAAGGATATGGCGTCGGCAGTTCCAAAAGCATTATCTGAGTAAAACAGAACTTGCTCTGTAACCATTCTATAACCGATTGCATCGTTCACATAGAGATTGATGGTCTTCGTGGTTCTAGGCAGTTTGATGCCTAAACGAATTGCCTCGTTGGCAAAGGCATGAAGTTCAGTACCTCTCTGCGCAGCCATGGCGAGACGAAAAGCTGCTTCCAACTTCTCGTCTGTGTAGTTGGTCCAGCTGTACTTACTGGCTCCTAAGAAAGCGTGCTTACCTTCTAGATCGAAATGTTTGTTGAAGCGCATGGAGAACTTCCTCTTCGTTTTCGGGATAAATAAAGGCTGCAAAAGACATACGATTGAACAAGTCAACGTAATACTCTTGGTTAGGCTGTCGTTTGGAGTCTTTATCTCGCTTGACTTCCAATGCTGCCCAGCAATCTTCAAACAAAATAAGAAGATCCGGGATGCCTTGAATATAGCCTGAGTCATTCTTGAGAACGACAGAGCCAGGAAATAACAGTTTGATCTTTTTAATCAGACCGGACTGGAATTGGCTCTCTAGATCTGACAAGGCTACCTCCCTTTAAAGAGAAAATAATAATGTGTTTAGTCACATACTACTCCTTCTATTATAATCGATGTTTTTCGTAAGCCTTTGTATTACTCGTAGTAATCGTAGTAGAATTCAAACTGACTTCCCATGTATGTAGCCCCGTGACGATTCTGTGCAGTAATTAGAACCAACTCTTCTAGACCGCCAATAGCTTTAGCACACTCTAGGGCGTTAGGATATATCTCCTCTGTCTTGAGCATGATGATCGGACGATCGTCCATTGGAATAACACGCTTGGCTTGCAGTGTCCTCTTCACTGCAAACCATCTAGGTTTCCATTCAAGATTACTTGCGGATAGGTTGGTACGATCCCCATCCAAAAATATAGGAACGTACCCGTCTGGCGGCAAGTCCAGAAATGCATTTGCAACCAACCTATGAACAGCTCTTGCCCATTTCTTCTTGTTCTTGGTCAACACCACCTGTAGCACGCCATTACCATTATCAAATATACCAAGCATCTGTTGTGTCGAGATATTGCGTACTTGTCCTTCGTCGCTTACCTCGTAATCTGGAAACTCGTCTATAATACGCCATTCTACCATAAACCACCTCCAATCGAGCATTTTGCCCACTTTTGGTCAAAAACCCACTTTTGAACCCACTTTTGAAAACTTTCTCTATAACATATACTTAATATTACTATATTGGTAATATTAAGGGGTCTATTCTAGGGAAAGTTTTTAGCTCAGTTTTGACCAGTTTTGACCAAAAAACTACCTCAAGTAATACAAAGACCCACTTTTTGGAGTTAATATTACCAGAAACAGCCCTTTTTGGGCCTAAAATTGGTAAAAAGTGAATCAGAGTTGGTCAAAACTCTGCCCACTTTTTTGACCACTTTTGAAATCCCTGCCCACTTTTTTGGCCAGAAACTACAAAACTAGACCTTGATGTCCTTCTCGTTGAAGTCTCTCTTCTCGCCCAAAGCCTTCCAAATCGCCGTATCGATGCCTGCGGAAGACCTAAAAATATAGTAGTAGAGGTTTGTGTACTCGGTATTGAGTCGGTCAATCCTCCCTTGAGCTTGCTCGAAAAGCTTGTACGAGTAATTCAAAGAGTAGAATATGATTGAATTAGTAGTCGTACAATTCCATCCCTCAGCGCCGGCCGTATACTGTACAAGATATACCCACCGATCTCCCTCAGGCAACTCCTCGTGCTTGTGGCCGTTCCATTCAGCCAACGGCACGTCCTCCGCAAGATTGCGAAGCGTCTCAAGCTCGTAATTGAAGTTGTAAAATATGATCAGCCGGGGGTGCTTCTCCAACAACTCACGAACCTTCAAGAACCTCGAGGGATCGCTGTTCACCACCTTGCGCATGAGTACGAAAAGCTCGCTGACGTCCTTAATCGGGCGTTCCTCGAATGGGTTCCACCTCTTCCGAACTATCGTCTCATAGAGCTCCTTGTCGTACTTAACAGGCACTGTAGACACAATACGTCGAGTATGACGCTCATAAGGCATATACACTAAGATCTTGTTTCGTAGTGCGACGAGATGCCCCGTATCAACATAGCGATCAATCTTTGGGTATTTAGCAAATCGGTTGTAAACGATATGACGCCGCGAGAACTCCGTTCGATTCTTATAGTAACCGTGAGCGAGGAACACTGGAATATAATCTGACCACGTGTCACCAGGAGTAGCGCTAAGTAGAAGCCACGTATTTCTCTTCGCAATCTTGAGGAACGACTTAACCCAAGCACCATTACCAACAAGACGCTGCTCATCAAATATGAAGAAAGCATTCTCCACTTCTTCATACTTCATAATATTGTTCCAAGAGTCGACCACAATCACGCCATCGTTTGGGTTAAGTCGTTCCGTTCCAATAGCTATGTTCGCAGCTTCCCTCATCCAGTCAAGTGATTGTCGTTTTTTGGCTGTGGTGATGACGTATACGTCTTTAGGCCTCTCGTACCTGTCATAATACGCCATCGCCACAACGGACTTACCAGAGCCAACTCCGCCCCAAAGGATTGAACCGTTTTTTAGCTTTTCCAGGGCAGCTTTCTGATGTAAATATAACTTGGTCATGCTGTTGGTTCTCCTTGTTCCAGATCCATCCCTTCTCAACAAGGAGATGTTCGTCGCACGTTATACAGCGTAGACGATGGAAGGTCTTGTCGTCGATTTGATCAACAGACACTCTTAAACCGTTCACTAAGACTGACGAGAAGTTCGTCTGTAGACATGGTGACACCAAAAGCGTCCTTAAGAAGACGACGAACGGACCTGGAGACATAAAGCTTGTTCGGTGCGTCGTAGAGCTTCACCTGGATAGACCCACGTTCTGAGACCTGAATTTTGAGAATATGTCCGGTCCAGAAGTTGCGGACATTGCCACTGCGATTGATTTCGTAGTTTGGGAACCCAGGAACAGGTCGCCATACGCTCTCACGAAGGCACTCCTTGCACGTTACTTCTGTCTCTTCAGAAGTGAGCTGTGAGTTCTTGCTTGTCGCAGGCCAGCAATACGCGTAGCCATCAACCGGATGTTTGAGGTGAACAGTCTTAGACATAATACTGCCTATCTTCCAATATAGTCATAGAGCCACAAATACTGCACACCCACCCACCTTGGTAGACATGGTTGTCAACCATGTACTCAACCCGCTTCCATTGATGAACATGCAGAGGAATGTCTTTCGGCTTGATCTCAGGCATTGGGTTCCTCCTTCAACTCTTCGGCGGGGAACCACCGTAACAAGACTCCATCATATGTCTCTTGCCTTGTAACAGCGATGTTCCTCCGAAAAGCTTCAGCCTCGAGGTCCTTCCAAAACGCAGTAAGACGATCTGAGGATAATGACATCATGAACACATCCAAGATAACCATACTACCAGTATTAGACTTCATGAAGTCGAGCCTCAGCATCATCTCTGCGAGATAAAAATCATCAGACACTGGCCATGCCAATCATACTAGAAGGGTGCACCGAATCAGACATAGTATTACCTATCTTCCAAATATAGTCATAGAGCCACAAATGAGGAATGTCTTTTGGCTTGATCTCAGGCATTTGGTTCCTCCTCAGCATTGACCAAGTCTGCGATCGGGAACCAACGCAGTAGGACCCCGCCGTCAAACACATCAGCAGCTGTGGTAACCAGCCCCAAAGTTTTTGATTCGCGCCAAATATAATCCCATAACTCGTCGTATTCCTCGGTCGGAAGCCCTGTCAGGAAATCTTTTAGCAGAATTACGCTTCCTGTCTTGCCGGAGCCAAAACCAACAGAAGCCATAAACTCCTGTACATGAAACTCGGCTTCATACGACACTATCCATACCAATCATGCTAGAAGGGTGTACCCAACGCATGGTTGGTTTCTTGTAGAACAACCAACCAGCACCAATCAGCTGCTGCTTGACCCATCCAGGAAGACGCGTGCTGAGACCGTATGCCTCCCAGCGAGGAGGCTTGTTAAGCTCTTCAACATAACGCCAACCAAGACCAAGCATCGTCTTGCACAGCTGCTCTGGCAGACCAGAATTTTCGGTAACGCTATCAACATCCCAGTTAAACATCAGTACCCCTTCTTGAACGCATAATATAGAATCTTGTGAAGAGGTAGAGGCCCATCTTCTCCCCATCCGCCCTTGTCGGCCCAAAGCCACTTGCGCTTTCCAAGTTTGTAGAAGCGCTTGCCACGCAACTGGAAAGCCCAACCTTCAGTATTTTCGGCAAACAAATACTCGAGAATCTTGTACACGATAAAACCCCCTACAGTACCGGTAATATAAGCAATAACTACAATATCAAACCAGCTCATTACGCGCCTCCAAGTACCATATTCGTAGCAATGTCAATGCAAGTCTGACACACCGGATATAACTTAGGGTTACGCTTAGGCACCCACCTGTACCCACACAACGCCTCTACAAAAGTCCCAGTCATCCGAGCAATCTCGACAATGTCCTGTGCCGACATCCCAGGCTGCCAAATATGAGTGTTCTTGGGCGGGTTGATCAGATGTGAAAGATGCTCCTGGCCATCATCAGTGTCCTCGTACGGAGCCAGGTCGAACTCAATGTCCTCAGCGATTTCGGTCAGCATGTGCATTCTCCTGATTGATCTTGTGCAGAATATCGCTCATCTTCTCCCAGAACTCCTCGACCACCTCGTCAAGGGTCCTGTTCTGTTTGGCCTTCTCAACATGCTTGTTCCATTCGACATCTGTATCGATGTTGCCCTGGAGAATAAGCTCGCTCTTGATCCGACACATCTCATCGATGGTCATCATAACTGCTCCTTAGTAATATGAATTAGTAAAAACGAAAGTCCATGTGTTTGGGCTCTCGTCTTTTGGTTGTGCAGAGTCTACATTCCAAGGGAAGTAGCATGCAGCAGGAAGAATTCGCCAAGCTTGGTCTGGTACGTGACGACGCCTCCGACATTCTTCAGCAGAGCAGCGTTCTCGGCCGTCAGCTCCAGCAGCTCCATGCCCTTCGGGGCGACTTGGTAGAACTTCTTCAGTCCTATCGCGCCTCCAACGGTGAGTGCAGCATAGCCTACGGCGACAACGACGCTCGCGACAAAGATCTCTTCGGCGTGGTCGAGCAGCCAGGCGTCAGTCTTGGCCTTGATCTTCTTGATCATGGTGGTGCCTTTCTTGGGGGGGTGGGTCTCTTCATTATAACCCATGTAATTCCTACGACAGGATATAGATTGGGGCGCTCTCGTGTGAGGTACCCGATTGTCATTTATAGGTAAGCGCTTGCCGGGGGATTTGCTTTCGGCGCTTAGCTCCACCCAATCTATTAAAACCTACTGACCCTGATGGAACTCGATGTATTCGGTCAGAGCAATCTTGATGAGAGCCGCTCGCGGAATATCGTACCTCTCGGCAATGGCGTCCAGTTTCTCCACATCCGACTCGCGAAGATGCATCGTGAAAATCACTCGCTTGACATCTGGAGAAGACTTACGAGGAGCCTTCTTTCCGCGCGGCTTGTAGCCCACATACTCAGGCGACTTGACGCCCGCATCAACCACGGGGGGCTCGGTGTTCTCGATCTCGACGGTGTTGGTGTTCTCATCCATTGTTATCTCCATTGTTGTAATTTGCGTTAATGATTGCTGCGAACTCATCTTGAATAATATACTCTTCGAGACGGTTCATATTGTACACAAGGACAGGATATGCCTTGCGCCATTGTCGGTTTTCCAGACCAAACCTAAGAGCCACGCCAGTAGACGCACCCAAAGAAAGGAACAGCCCAAAATACTGCCAACGTTTCAGTGTGAAGTTCCCCATTAGATATTTCGTTTGTATCACCTCTTCATTTTTGCACGATCCTGCGCGTACCTCACTGCGCGGGGCATCTCTTGTCTTTTTCAAAAAGATGAGAGCCCGTGTGTTGTAACGGGCCCTCATCCTTTGCAGACCCTTTTTCAACTGATGGCGTTGAAAAGGTCTTCGAGTCGGTCCAAGGAGTTCATATTATCCTCGACCAGCTGCCTGATCAGAAGCTTCTGAATCCGCACGAGGTAGGACAGGGCGATGATCGAGTCGGATGGAACCGTGACAGATGCACGGCCTCCATTCCTTTCGACCAGCCCGTCCAGCGAGCGCAGGATTCGGTCTGTATCTGAGTCAAGCTTTGCCGCGGTTGCGATGAGCTCGAGTGTCCGGTCGGATTCCATTTCTGGTCCTCTCATTTGGGGGTGGGTCTCATTATAGTCCGTGTTTTTCCTGCGACTATTCCTCGTTATGAAGTTCCCCCTCCAAGGTAACACGAATATAGCGCTCTTCGACAGTTGGGAAGTGGTAGGGTTCGACAGTAATCTTGATATCGCTGATATTCACCCCTGCGGTTGCAGCGCTTCTGAGCTGCTCCTCGAAGCACATAAGAAGCACATCTTCAAACGGCATGTTATACTTCTGAAGAGGGTGGATCAAAATCTTTGAAGTGTACTTGTCTGGCATTTGTTAGTCCTTAATTCTCAAAACCATATCGTTGTGCAGAATTGCTGTCGTTTCAAGCCTCGACACACAGTTTTCATTGATGATCGGGCGAAGAACAACCAATCTGAAATTCCGTGTGTATTGACTGACGCTAACTACTTGGTAGTAGATTCCGCCAAAGTTCAGTTCCACGCCTTCAGTAATTTCATCAACAGCAATATAAACGGGCTTCAACTCTGCAAAGTCGGAGACGTTCATTGTGGGCATCACTTTCTTTATGGGGACTTGCTTAAACGAATGGGGGTGTGCCTCCACAGGGGCTCGAACCCTGGACCCACGGATTAAAAGTCCGTTGCTCTACCAACTGAGCTATAGAGGCGTACCAAGGGCGCAATTTACCGTCTGTCGTTTAAATCTGGGCCACGGGTGCATTTCCCAGCATAAAGTGGCACTGATCCCTTGGTTTGAGGGCACCCAATTTACAAAGACGTGTTTTATCTAGAATATTCACACGTCGACACATATGGGTCTTTTACACGCACGGCAATGTCCAGACCGGCGGCCCCCAGAATATGTCACACTCCTCGAGAAAGCTTCTTCTTGAACTTCTTGATGCGGCGCTTGGCCTTGTCAAGGTCTCGCTTAGAACGCTCAAGCTCAAGCTGCCAACTCAGCTTTCGAATATGCCCCTCAAGAGCCTCGATCTCTGCGGCCTGACTGATGTTCAGGTTACGCCTGCGCTCGGACTCGGCCTGGATCAGTTCGAGGTTGTCACGCCACTGGCAACTGTGTTGTGGTGCTCCTACAAGCCTCTCTCGAAGAGCCTCCAACACCTCATCGTTTGTAAACACTGAAGCCGTAGGCACCTTTGCATGCTCAACTTCATGCTCGCAGTCGGCCATGAGCCCCCAACACTTGGTACAGGTCGTTGTCTCGTCGTTCCCTCCAGTAGCCGGGGGCTTCATTTCAGGAACCGCCTTGTGAGAGATAAGAGTGAACGGGCTGTTAACAAATGTCGTAAACTCTCCGACTTGCTGGTTGCTGCCGACAACCCTGTAGTTAATGTCGATCATGTCGCCACGAATATCAACAGATGTCACCTCTGCTCGCCTTCCAGCGACTAAGAACACATCGCCAGTAAGAATCATTCGTGCATCAATAGTGATAGTCTCAGTAAATACAGACATGCTTGGGTTTTCCATTGTCTTTCCTCTCGTTGCGAAACATGGAACCAATTTTGATGGGCGTACGAAGCAGCTGACACTCCGCATTTAAGGACCTTTGGCAGCGGTCTCACCCGTCGTGCCCCTGGTGGGACTTGAACCCACGACCGGCGAATTATGAGTTCGCTGCTCTGACCTGCTGAGCTACAGGGGCCATTCGCTATTTGTAATAATGACAGTGCACTATGCAGTTAGGATCGCCACACAACTTAATCTTGTACTGTATTGGTTTATTAGCCATGTATATATCAACGGTTGACATTGGGTTCTCCTTTCTTCATTAACCCCCAATGTGATTTCTGCGACTACTTTAGGTCAGGCCACATTAATCGTTTTACGTTCCAACAAGGAAAACCGCAAGTTTCACAATAATATGCGTACACAATAGATCTAAATACTTCTCCCAAATAACCATCAAATTTAATGACTCTTCCGAGTTTGTATTTATGTCTATGCGGAAACATTTTTATCCTTTCGTCGTGCCCTAAGTGGGATTCGAACCCACACTTTGCAGATTTTAAGTCTGCTGCCTCTGCCAATTGGGCTACTAGGGCATAACGAGTAAATGGGCGCTTGTTGGTATTCATGTCAAGCGTTACCGTGGCCACGGCTACTCAACACCAATACCCCTTTAGATGTTTAAACCTCTCAGTATGTTCTGCCGAGGTCCCATTTACTCTCCCACATAATGGCCCTTATGTGGTGTCGTTGTTCGCGGCATAGATAAGCCCAACAACTCTACGAACGTCGACGATTCGCAGCAAAAATAGTAGGTACATACATTTAAAACGTGGTTATCGCTTCACAGGGACTTTTGAATCCGGTCCATTTAAACAGGCGTATGTGTCTCACGATAGACCTTATGCGGGGCGCCCGGTGGGTAGAGAAGAGTTCTGCAGCTCGCTTCTCAAAAAAGACCGGGTCTTTTACACGCACGCGTTGACTGCTGGCGGCCCCACCGCTCTGAGCCTAAAAGCCTGTTTTACTTCGCTCAGACGAAGGTGTTACTTCTCAGAAGGCCCAAACGAACGTTCTAGATTCTTCAGTTTATTACGGACAATAATTTTCGTCATCCATTCGTTAATACCATTGAGTACTGGGGCCCAGACAATAACCACCGACGCGCAGAGAAAGAAAACGCCGACATCATTTTGAGCAGCAATCTGATCATCAAGCAACTCGATAGCAAGCCAAGTCACTACAAAAGCAAACACAAAATCTTTCATCAGTTCTCCTCTAGAACAGCAGTCTTGCCTGTCGGACTGTAAAATAACTCGTTATAGTCATCAATTGAGAAAACAATTAATACGTTTCCCTTAGTTTTAACAAGCATCGATCCTACACGAGCAAGCGCAATTCCTCCGCGATGTATAATCTTTAGAATCGGCTTTCCATTTGGCCCTACGAGGACTTGTCCGTCATACCAAGCACTAACTGCTTCAATATTCTCTTCGGTAATCAGAACAGACTGCACAACCTCTGATCGAAAACGCGCGACCTTCATATCAAATGTTTGGACGGGCTTCTTGTCCATTTTCTTTGTTGTCATGAAATATCCCTAAGATATTCGCCAGAACACATAAACTCACTCATCCTCATACTCTACTGAGCAATGCGGCCCAACGCAACGCTGAGCACTGTCAGGAATATCTGCGTATTTAAGCTCGAGCGGGTCCTCATGAATCGTCACAAAGATGCTCTTGAGATATGCCTTGACTCCAGACTTATCGTTGATCTGCCACTGGTACGGCCTGACAATCAGGTCTACGTTGACGATCTCTGCCCAGTCGAGAATATCAATGTCTGCTTCGTTGAGGGGCGTTCGACCACGGCTGGTAACCAGAACCACACGAGGATCACGAGCGCTCTTGTTCTTGTGGTAGGCAACCGTAACCGGAAGCCACGCCTGCGGAGCATCTCCTTCTTCACGTGGCCTCAGATACTTGACGTTCCAACCATCCTGTTCTAGAGCCGCTGCTTGCGCAGGGTCAAGAAGAACTCCAAAATTTCGATCTCCAGCTCGGTTGCGCTGTCCCTCGAGCCCTGAGAAGTTACGGAATACAATCCGCACGTTTTCCAAGACCGCAGGCGCGATCTTCTTTTCATACGCCATCTGTGGCCTCCTCTTGAGTTTCACGCTTGAAAATTTCGACGCCGGCGAGATATGCAACCATACCACTTCTCGTAGCCATCTTCGAACCCACAAGATCGAGACGGATACGAACGTCTGGACGGCGAGAAAGGTTCATCAGTTCAGACAACACATTCTCTTCCATATTGAGATCAACTTCGCTGTAGAAGCTGACGGTAGCCGGATCAACGCCTGCATAGGACAAGACCCTAAGGAAATAACGATCTGGTGTGTCTGGATTACGGTATACAATCCAACCAGCCTTCAGAAGCCAGTCAGCGTTCTCCTGATCGAGCGCAATGTCAAACATCTCGCCGTTCATATACCAATCCAGGATCTCCACATCACCAAGACTAATCTGGCGAGGAATACTCTGGTCAGGCTTCATTGTTGTTCTCCTTTGTTTGAGAGTTCCAAATATCGTTGCGCTGCGCATCAGTCCCAAACAAGAATTCAATTACTTCGTCTTCGGACGGCATCCGTCCGAACCTTGCTTGAAGCGCCATCACAACCTCAGTAATTCCTCGAGTTGCCTCGACAAGATCATCATTCGGCTCAGTCATGGCCTTCTGGGCCTCCCGCATGCACACCGTGCAAAGACGTGGTCCGCCACATCTGGCCACTTGTTCGGGGCGGTCATCGTTCTTGATTGTCCCGGGAATATGATGCCCGTGAGATGTGTACATGTCACCAGTTCTTTCGACGGCGATCGTCAATATATGCTTGATCAGTCACGACACCCCCCACACTTCTTCTGCTGCGGCTTCTCTACAGGCTTCTTTTTACCAAAGCCAAACGCAGCAGCAGCCTGCGAACCGCGTACTAGATTACTTCGTCCTGCCATTGTTTCTCCTTAAAAATATAAGAGAAGGCCCGTGTTAGGGGCCCTCTCTTATGTAGGGTGTTCTAGATCTTCTCAACTTCGAACAAGGTCCACGCTACGGAGTTCGTGACGGGGCGGTACTTCTCGCGGAAACGGGCCTCACTCATCCAGCTGTTGCCAAGGGCAGCAATCGGGTGTGCTTCGTTCTTGTGCTCGTGTGTGATTTCCAGGTCATTGATGACAAGGAAACAACCGACGACCTGCGAGAACGGAATCGTCGCGAAGCCGCCTGGAAGGCAAGCAACTGCGAGCGAGTACGTCGTTTCGTTGATCTGTACGGCCATGGTCTTGATGTAACGCATGGTGTTCCTTTCGTATTGTACGGGATCTGTCATTATAGTCCGTGTAATTCCTGCGTTCTAGTCGAGAAAACGTTCCACGTCCCCAAACTTTGCAAGAGTGTCTCGAGCATCTTGAACCAGAGCCTCGAAATATGAGTAGTCGATGTCTTTCATCTTTCCAAGCTTCTTGACCATGTGCGCTTCAAGCCAGAAATATCCCTTTGTGCCTGTCGCGGCATGAAGCTTACCGTCCTTTTCGCGCATAAGCATTCCACCGCCCATTCCAGGCTTGATCGGAACAAAGGTTCCAACCTTACCTACAAACTGTGGACCTTCGTACTCATACATCGCTTTGGAAACAGCATCGAAGTCTAGATATAATGCAGTGGTAACAGACTTTGTCTCGCATAGATCTTCGAACTCTATTGGCTCATGGCTGAACAAAGTCTTAAACACATACGGATGAGCAAACTGAGCACCGGTGGCAGTCCAGTGTGGCGGCTTTCGTCCTTGAATAGTCTTGGCAACATAAACGGCATCGTTGACGAGACACATCTTTTGATAGGTTGCCTCGTGTTCGAAAGTATAACCATACTCAGCACCAAATTCCATAATCAAATCGATGATTTCAGGAGTCGCGTTTGGAATCTTGATGGAGTCGGTCTTAATATGCGCAACCACAAACCCGTGATTCCACACAAAATGCTTAAGATCCACCATGAACAAAGCCCCACGTTTTGCGACGATGTTGTCTTTGTTGCGAATGTCTCGGAACGGGTTATCAAAATGAGCCGCCGTCAACCCATAAACACTGTTGATCACAATCTTCAGTGCATATGAGAGAGCATCTGCTTCCTCAATAGACCCAAGATGGCGATCTAACTTACCATCCAACATCTTCCGAGCAGAATCATAGTCGCCGTGCTTAATAGCCATACGAGCCTGCTTGAGTTCAGAGAACTTTGCAGTATACGGACCAAACAGATTCAACTCTTCGATGCTTGTCGGGTGCATGGAAGCGACATCTAGCAACGCAACGTTCTCATACATCCCAGGTTCGGAATATACGTATCCGCCCTCACCAGTTACCTCCCCACGATATGTGCTCGTACCAAATTCGTACTTATATCCGGGAAACATTTCAGAGAGATCCGTGTACACGAACTTCGACTGTGGGTTACGATCTCCATTGAATATGATCCGTGCCGTATGCTGCTGCGTTGTGGAGTTGACTGAAAGCCCACTCAAATCAGCTAGAATCTGACGAGCAATAAAATCGCCCTTCTTTGCTTCAAACACCGCTTCCGTAGCAAGAACATCATTGACGCAGTATTCAATTACCTGCTGGACTTTCTCTTGAGGCACCGGCTGGTCCCAAGGAAGCTCTGATTCAGCATGTTCAATACCAAGTTCTACTTCAAGCTTCTTCAGCGATGTCTTAGTTGATAGGAAGTCATAAATATCAGCATAAGAGATGTTGTACGCTTCTCCGAAATATCCGTTCTGAGACGGGCCGATTAAGCGTTGACTGAGCTCATATAGCTGCTGATTGTCATAGCCCATGTATGCCGCATAGAGAATATGATTGTCATACCGACGGTTGTTAAATCCGACAAGTTTCAAGGACATAAGCCCTTCAATCTCGTTCGGCGTTGGGTTCACCAACCGTACAACGCGGTCTTCTCCATGGTACTTCCAACAAACAACAAACAGGTTTGGATAGACCTCAACATCAAAGAACACGATTCTCTGGTCTTTTGGGTCGACGGGGTCCGCCGGTTCCTCAGACTTGAACTTCATGCCCTGTGTAAGCTTTACACAATATCGTGCCTGGTTGCTGCTATTGTTTGCAAACGCCAGAACCTTGGGCCTAAGATCCGACAAGTCGTACGACATACCAGAAGAATATGCATCTTCCAGAAGCTTGTGAATGAAGTCGATGCTCGGTTTTGTTGCTGGATGAATCTCCTTACGAAGGTTGCGCATGATCAAATCGCGCAGCGCCTTTTCGCTCTTTATTGTTTCTGGATTGAACACCTTCTTCTTCCTTACTGGCAGCCCGCTATTGATGGTTGCGATTGGTACGCTGTTGCATCGGGACAGTCTTCTGCGGAGTGATGCGTCTCCAGTGAATATTTTGATCTCAATGCCTGAATCATAGATTCGTGCCAAGGACGAGACATCCCCATCGTATTTATAATGAAGATGGATGCCTTCTCCGCCCCTACTGAATTCCGCGTAGGTTGACGGCCACTCGCTTGCCGCGGCAAGGTTTCGCTCTGCACTTTTCTCTCCCTCGTCGTCCTTAAGATCAAAGTCGATGACAATATGATTCTCAGGGACCTTGACATAGTGGGTTTTTGTAGTGTCAAGATCTGACAAGGTTGTCGTTACTGTGTCCCACTTTTTGGAGGGGGTCTCGTACATATTGGCATACTGAGCAGGTGCATCAGAATATAATTTGTCAAACAAAGACTCCGTCTCGTCCAACACCAACGAATATTCATGCTCCTTTTTATCGTCGCCAACTCGAGTCTTGAAGTGGTCTGCCCTGAACTCTGAATACCAACTACGCACCCGGACTCCTTCCACCTCAGCACGCTCGTCGAACCGAAGAAAATAGTTCTTGAGCTCCTCGCGAAATTTGTACCGAGGAAGTTTGAAGTCCACAAGAGTTTCGTCGCAGAACGCCTTGTACAACTCATATGCCTGAGCAAGCGTGGTGCCGTTCTGTGCCTTGAAAATATCGTAGTTCGCCTCGATGTAGTTGAAGAACACGTCCGTCTGCAACATCATCTCGATCGGACGATACGCAGCATAATAGTTCTTACCCATTGAACGATATATCTCAAGACAGTGATGCGCAATAGCCCCCAGTTCAAAATCAATTTGAGACATGAGAGCTTGGTAGTGCCTAGGTGTGAGTTTATCCCCGGAAGGACGAACATCGATAAGCCGTCGAATAACCCCAGACTTTGCGTCCGTAATCTTCACAGGCTTGTTGGTGCCCATAAATAAGAACGCATTGATGCGGGCGGTGTAGCTTGGCTTGTACTTCTCATTCAGCGTCATCTCTTCATGGGAAATAATCGAGTTCAGTTTGGTATTATCTTCGATCTTGGACAAGTCGCCGTCATGCTGGATCGCAACAAGCGGGTTAGACTTGAACACTTCTGTAGAAAATGCGTTACTGGAAGAAGTCAGAGCCTTGGCTTCAAATGTGGTATAATAACCCTCGAACAGCTTTTGTATAATGTTGAGGATCGTAGACTTACCGGAACCGGCAGGCCCATACAGCACAATAAATTTCTGAATATGCTTTGCATCGCCGGAGACAATTGCCCCGATAGCCCACTCTATCTTTGCCCGTTCTTCGGGCTCGTACAAAGTGCCGATAAGCTCGTCCCATGCTTTAATGTCGCCAGGAGCCAGAGGATATGGCAGACGGCGACTGACATAGTCCTCCTTACTAACAACCGTGTTTGCGAAGGTAAGTCTTTCGTCCAACTGGTGACTAGAGTCAGACAAGTGACCAATATAGTTTCGGAACTGTAACCAGCTGTTACTCCCAAAGTCACTCAGCAGTTTCACGTGCGTCACAACTTCAGAACCCTTGAATTTCTCCTCCTCGTAGCGAAGGAGATCTTCGTCGACCAGTCTTTGGACATCGTACTCATCCGTAGACCAAAGCCCTGCTTCCTCATCCCATATTGCGTAGAAGGATCGACCTCTGATCATCAAATCTTTGGAGCGAACAACCCTGAAATCAGGGTAGATTTCAATGACTCCATTTTTTACTGTACGCTCCTTGATTCGATAGAAATCCATGTAACCTCCTTCCGAAATATGCTATAGGCCCTCTGTTAGATACGCAGCAAGCTGGTACCACAATTCAACTTTTCTTTGGTCTTGACGCGGATGAGTCAGAGGGAAAAGGCCGCCTAACCCATCCGCGTCGTACGTACGAAATATAACAGTGTCTAGGACATTGTCTACTTCTCTTTCTGTTTCTCTCGTGTATGCGCTGTCTGTGTGGTTATTAAGACCGAGGTTAAATATGAATCGCCAAAACCATTCAACAACCTCGTCGTCCGACTCAAATGCCGCACGCCTAGCAAGCGCAATCAGCATCTCAAGAAATGAGCACCCAAGGTCGAGCCATTCTTGATCGACCTCGTCGACACCCTGCTCGTTTATAAACTCGTACCGAAGCGCCTTTCCATCTTCGGCACGATTATCATCATTGGGAATTAACCAGACAAACTCCTTGACGTAAAGTTGCCTCATTAACCGCCAATGTGACCGAACAGGGTTTCGGTTCCGTACCGCAGCGACTAAGGAATATAGCCACTCAAAATAGCGGTCATCAAGTGGCGGACTCAATCATCAGACCGCATCTTCAACACTCGAGGCTTCTCGGGCTCGCCTTCCAGCCACTCTTCGTCAAGTCCCAGCACCATATGTGAGAAAGAGCCTTCTTCCCGATAAACCTCGAAATCTGCACCGACACGCTCATTTCGGACGTATACAACATTCTTGTCCGCGTGCGAGAATTCGCCGAAACGCGTCAAATTATGCGTTCCGACAGTCCCGTCCACATCATTTATGATGTGCTCTTGATCGTCGGCAAGAGTATCGTCCTTTTCGAAATATGTAATTGTGATCTTCTCGTAGTCGTCGTCCTCGAGAAAGAGGTCCTCGCTGATCGCGTACGGAATTTCCGGGTTGTCCGGATCACGATCAGAAACGAAGTTTGGAACCTCTTTTGCAGCGATCACGACTGGAGAAATATCAGCGATCTCGTCCTGTCCCCACCTGTGGAGACGTTCGCCAAGATCCTCTAGAGTTTCGTCAGAATACCCGAGATCGCTAAGCTTCTCGACATACGCCCTACCAGCAGCGGCAACTGCTTCGTCAATCGGAGGCTTCTTGGAATATGAGGGCTCTCCGACAGAACCTAGGTCTTGTCCGTTTGCGTATGCCTCGCCAATTCCGATAAACTCCATACGAGCGGCATGAAGCTTCGCCCATTCTTCGTCCAGATCTTCGCTGGCTTCCAGAATTGCGTCTCGAAGACCCTTGCGCATTTTCCTTTCAGTGTACAACGACCCGAGAATATAACCAAGCACCAGGCCGCCAGCAACACCAAGCGCATACGAAGCATTCTTTGAAATATGAATACCCATTACTTTTTCGCACTTTCTAGTTCAGCAAGAGTGTCCCGAATAACCACAAACAGCTCCGTGTTGAACGGCTTATACATCAAGTGGTCATCCGGAACAAACTTCTTGATTTTTACGCCCCCAGCATTAGGTTCAGGCTTTGGCTTGGGCTTGTCACAAGTTGTCAATTTTGTCATAAATAATCCCGTCCACATTGAAGTCCAGAAGAATTGAACGCTCATGTCCATTTACGAACATGCGGTGCTCGGGAGTTGGGTCGTACAACCCAAAATCTACGAAGTTGTCACCGTCGCCATTCAGAATCCAGCCAACAATGGCGCCGGCAGAAGACCTCGGAATGCCAAGAGCATCATAGACCTCGTTCAGAAACACGTGCCCACGAAGGTGCAGCAAGTCATTGAAATATGACTGCTGGTGCTGAAGATAAACGTGGTTGTAGTCCGCGTTCTTCTTCCACGGCTCGCACGTCTCGTCAAAGAATCGTGCATACTGAGAAATCTGGTTGGTGTCAACCAGACGAACGGCAACGTCTTTGCCTGTTTCGGCATCCTTCTGAACAGTGTCAACCACTCCATAGTAGAGGTTGCGCTCCTCTTCTTCGCCGATCTTCTCAACAACACGGCTCCGGTATTCCCGGAACCCCTGATCGAGAGCGGTGTACGCGCCGGCGAGTGCAGCATTACGCTTCTGCATGATACCCTGAGCGCTAGCGAGGCAGATAATCGAAGCGACACCCAGACCAACCGCAGGCATGTACAGCATCGCAATGTGGTACGTACCAGAAACATACGCCTTGACAAGAGCCTTGCTGCCTTCTGCATCTTCGACATCTCGAGCCATTTCATCAAGAGTGCCTTCGAGTTTGAGTGTTGCCTTACTCGCGACAACAACAGTCCCGATGAAACCGAGAATTCCTGCGCCAGTCAGAATTGCTGGACCATGCTTCTGAACGCGAAGAATTCCGCGCCAGATATTCTTGATTGCTACTTCCTTAACACCCATCTTTTTATCTTCTTTCAGAGCTTTCCGGCATTGAGAAGCCGGTTGTAAATAACTAAAACTTGGTTGTCGGGCATGTTTGCTACCCGACGCGACCACTTTTTGCCAGGATATACTTTAGCGATAGCTGCACGCATCTGTTCAATAGACACGATACCCCTAATCGAGCGGGATCGCCCGTGGAAGGTCGAGCAAATATCCTTCTGGCACAGTACGAACTCGAGCGTCACGAAGGTCTGTCCACCCCCACTTGTCGTCGGTAAAGCTACCAGTGGTGCCCACCAGATCAAGCATGTCTGAAACGGTGGCGACATCGTACTCTTGAATAAGCGTGACCAAACGCTCAATAACGCTTTCAGCCTCAGATCTACTTTCCAGAATGATTTCATCCGGAGCCCTCGTGCTCAAGTGCGTACGAGGAGCAATAGCCGCCCTGCGCTTTTCATCGCGATGCGTAGAGGACCCACCATACATGTTGTTGTAGCTCACGTACGCCTTTGCTACGTTTCGGCCAACACTAGACCTAGGACGGTTCTCGCCCCACAGCATCCTGGAAAGCTGCTCTTTGAATGCCTCTTCGATCATCTGCTTGGTAGAAGGCACAATGACGTCCATAAAAACGTAGATCGCAGCCGACTTTGCATTTTCTCCAGTAAACAAGTCCGCGAACTTGCTACCCAAGGACTTCTTCTTTCGAATTACGTTACCAGAGACAACCTTCTCGACCTTCTTTTCAGGCTTTGCCTCTGCTTCGATCTGCTTTGCCACTTTGCTGTTTGGCTTGTAGTGAATTTCATCTGCCATAGAAGCAGGTCTCCTTAAAAATATAAAAGAAGGTCCGTGTTAGGGACCCTCTTTCATGTGGCTGTGAAGTCAGTTGTTCTTCATCTCTCGGATTCCGGCCTTGATGGTCCGAATGTGTTCGATGGTTTCGTTGATCTGTTCGACGGACCACGGAGCGACCTTGGCGGCGACGAACTGGCTCGTGGCGACAGCGCCGATCATGGGAAGCGCCCTCTTGATGAAGGGGGCTCCCTGATTGGTACCGAGGCTGAGGAAGTTCGCGACGTTCAGGCTTACTCCAGTGGAAACGACGAATTCAACGGCTCCTGCGAGGAACGGGTTCATGGTGTTACCTTTCGATTTGGTGACTACTGGTTCATTATAGTGTATGTTTTTCCTGCGAATATAGAAGGGCACCTAATTAGTTGGGAGGTCGTTTAAGAAAGCCCCCGCTCGCGGTGGGTATTCGATGTTAAGCGCCGAGCTTCCCCCTTCAAAAATAACGGGGCACCGTGTTTATGGGTGGTCGTTTAAAATATCCCTACCATTCTTGAGACCCACGACTGGCCGAGAGGAAGCCAGCCATAGAGAACACCTGGATATTCCCCGTAAGTTACAAGTTATTTACCCTCGAGCGCAGCAAGACGCGCACGAAGTTCGTCTGCAGTAAGTTGGTCAAGAGGAACCACCTCACGTTCTGCAACGGCAGTCTTGCCTTCGATCGACGGGAACAACGGCTTGTCCTCCGTTACGTCGGAAGGAATGACACCCTTCATGAACGTGGCTGCATGATCTGCATCAGTGGCAAGCTCGATGAACAACTGAGAATATGCCTCGGTCTGCGAGAACTCTTCGCTCAGCTTGTCGTTCTTGATGAAGCGACGTCCGTCTTCAGAACGAACGCCATACGCCTTGAGAATGAGCTCCTTGAACTTGGCAATGATCGTCTTGCCATCCTCAGCCTCTACGATGGACTGCAGCATCTCGGCAAAGCCACCCTTCTCGCTGAGCTCAAGCTCAACCAGCTCTGCCTTACTGAGGTGGAAGTAGAAATCTTCCGTCTGGCTATTGCCATTGAAATCGGTGTAGGTAATGGTCTTCTTAAGCACGTGTACTCTCTTTCAAAAAAATAAAGAGAGAGGCCTTGTAAATTTCTCTACAAAGCCCCTCTCTCGGGTGATTCAACTTGGTTCGGGTGGTTGAGCGGGACTACTCTTCAGTGGTGTCCTCGTCAGATGACTCCTCGTCGAAGTCGCAGCACTCGTCGTTCTTGTTCTTCGTCACAGCGAACCCCACGGCGATGGCAACGCCGGAGAGCACGCCGAGGCTGATAACAATAACACGACGGATGTTCCGCTTCTTCGGGGCGGGGGTCTCGTCGGGGGTCTCCACGTCGGTGGTGTTCTCGTTCATGATGGTCCTTCCATAGGGTTGGGATCTCTCATTATAGTCGATGTAATTCTTGCGAACTATCCGATTTTGTAGTAATCCCGCTTTGGTTTTGTAAGGTAATTTATAGCGATGCAGGGCGTTCCGTTTTCTGCAAGGTGCGCAGTGAACGAAACATCAAGAAGCGAATCGACAGTCCACCCGGCTTCTTCGCCAAACGTAGTTGGGGGAAGACCAAGCCATGCATAGAAGTCATTAACCGACGCATACATATTACTAATGATTTGCGAATTAACAAAGTTAATAGACTTGCGGATCGTCTCCATGTCGCTCTTGAAATATCGTCCAGACATTGTGTCAAAGCACAGCTGTTCGTGCGCTCCAAAAATATAAACTTCCGAGTTACTCACAGGGGTCTCGTCCATCTTCTTCTTGGCAGCAGCCTCTTGAACTAAATGTTCCTTCTTTTCGCCAACAAGCGCAACCACTTCTTCCTTATAATCGCGAAAGGCTCTTTCGGTAAGAGAATATGCGCTGATCAAAGCCGTGTTTCGCTTGCTACTGATGTTGTTTGCGCCAACAATACACGCAATCGTGGCGATGCCGGTAGCCGCAGCTGGAATATAAAACTTCCATACACGCTTTACGTGGTCTTTGAACGTGGCGTCCGGCAACTCGCTTTCAAGAACGTATGCGGCCTTGAAAGAAGCTTTTCCAGTAAGATATGCGGTACTAACAGTACCAGTTACCCCAATAGCTGTCAGAATCGCAGGGGTCTTGTCCGATATAACCCTCGGCAACTCTTTGATGAGCTCCGGAATTCCGAAAGTATTCACCATTCTCCAATCGTTCGATGTTTGCCTTGGTTGTAATGAGTCGGGTGAAGAACCGGGCCTCCAGTTTCGTCCGGAGCTCGCACCGGAGTCAAATCGACGTTTGCGTCTTTGAGTTCGAATGTAAAGTTCGGCTTGATGTGATAGTTTTCAGTCTCTGGCGTCTTCTGCAGGTTTGTGATTTTCCTACCGTACATCCTGGGCATAGATCTCCTTTTGAAAAATGTAATCAGCTATTGGAGCGGAGAAATTTGAAGATCAGCCAAATACCCCAGAGTCCTCCTGTGATGATGACGAGAAAAACGTCAAGAAGGAAGCGGAGAAGTCCGTACTTCTTGCGACGTGCCATGATGGTCTCCTTTCAAAAGACATAGGCGTAAAAAAATGAAGAGGTAGATCGTCCAACGAAAACGGTCTCGTTAAGCAGCTGTTCGATGCGTGCTGCCACACTGGGTAGGAGTCCAACCTACGCATTCGTGTCTCAGTATCCATTTCAGGATCTCTTCATTATAGTCCGTGTAAATCCTGCGAATGGCAAGAACAAAAGTCCGTGATGTTGATACGGGCTTCTGTTCTTTGGGATCAGTCTTCGATTGGGGTGTAGTACTCATCGTACAAGTCGTGCTCCTTGAGGAACTCGTCGTGCTCCTTGAGCGCGATCCGGGTCAGGACAGCGGCCGTTGTGGTGGCGGCCAGTGCTCCGACAAGGATGCGGGTCTTGTTGCGGCGGACGAAGTTCACGGTGGAAGCATAGGTCTTGACGAACATGTGTCTCTCCTTATAGTGAAGGTGTGGGTCTCATTATAGTCCGTGTAAATCCTGCGAATGGCAAGAACAAAAGTCCGTGATGTTGATACGGGCTTCTGTTCTTTGGGATCAGTCTTCCTGGGGTTCCTCCTGGTGGATGTACGTGACGGACGCGAGTTCCTTCTTTTTGGCGCGGGACGTAATGTGTCCGTGGATGACGCCAATCACGAAGAATGCAGCAAACGTGCCCACAACAGATGCTGCGGACACGAGAAATGCACTCGTCATTTCAGCGCCAAGCGACGGGGTGTCGTTCTCGGTTTCGGGAGTGGTGTTCTCGTCCATGGTTCTCTCTTTCGGGGTAAAGGGGATGGATCTCATTATAGTCCGTGTAATTCTTGCGAGCTTTCTCCAAAAATTCCCCGCGGGCAAAAAATGAAAATCCAAGTAAAACGTAACCGCGTGTAAAAGGCTTTAAAAGCTGCCTAATACACGCGGTTACGTTTTGTGATGTCCTTTGTTACGAGTTGGGTTCTGTCATACTCGTGACTTGAGTACGAAACCCAATGCCTTGGTCGTGATGACGTTGAGCTTCTCGAAGTTCAGGATTAGGCCAATCCCGGCGAGGTTGCCGAAGACTGCCACCAACGCGTCGGGGCTCACGTTGATTCGGGGCTTCTTTTCAGAGGCCTTCATCGCGTGAAGCTTCTCGAGCTGTGTGACCATCTTGGCGTATTCGTCAGAATGGGCGTCGAATCCCTGCATTTCGGAAAGCAGAACATTAATCACGTCGTCGATCGTCGGGTTTGCACTCGGGGTGTTCGGGGACGACATAGTGTTCACCTTTCAGTTTGGGTTCATCTCATTATAGTGCATGTAAAACATGCGAGAATATCCCTAGCTGCTAGGACGAACCACCTTGAGCGTAACTGCGTCCTTGGTCTGAACAGTGTCGAACAGATTTCCAACCTCGAGCGTGAACGTGTCCTTCATCGGATCAGTCTCGTCGAACACCAAAGCACCGTCAAACTTGGCGGGACTGGCATTGTACTTGGATCGACTGATACCAATCAAGCTGCCGAAGAAAATGGTAAGCAGGCTGATCGTACCGACAACCTCTGCCGGGTTCGGAAGATCCCACAGCTGAGAAAGCCCAAAATATAGAGCCCCCAGGCCAGGAAGTAACAGCTCAACAAACCAACGGAGGACGTTGTACGTCTTGTTGCTGAAGAGCGGAGAAGGACCAGAAAGGTCCTCTGCTGCGTATTTACCCATCTTGTTTTAGTCTCCTTCTTGAGATATGACTACTTCTTCCACACACCACCGACATTAACCCAGCGGTCTGCCTGTTTCCAAACCCCACCTACATTAACATACGGAGTTGCGTGCTTCCAAACACCGCCAACATTAATTAGAATATCGGGGAGAGTGGTGACCGTTGCCCAGGCAGTCCAAGGACCCCAACCATAAGTACTATTCGAAACTCGCATCTGGAAGTAATATACTTGCCCGCCAAGAAGGTTGGGCACAGTAACGTCTCCATACGAGCCTCGTGTAATATAGCTAGCCCCCGTGTCAGACTTAACGGTGTTCAGCTTTACCTGAGCATTGTTAAGGGTTCCGCCGTTGGCAGTTACGGCTGTAAGATCCGCAATAAATGAATTTGCCTTGATGGTGCTAGCTTGGAATCCTGTGATATACGGAGCAAGAGCGCCGGTTTCGAATACAAAGTTTGCAAATACTCGTACGCCTTGCGCCTCAACGCCGTCTACCCAAGCACTAACTGCTGCATTAGATTGCCGCCAAGGTCCATATTGGAAGTAAAATTCTTTAGTCCCCGGGCCAATATAGCCAACGTTGTTTCCGGTTGCCGACCCATTATCTCCTGACACGCCCCAGGAGTTAGTAGAATCATTGACCGAATAAGCCATCTGATACCTATAAGAGGCGTTAAAGTGCACAGAAGTATGATCAGCATTATAATTTTGTGAATATTCACAAACTATTCGTGCTTCACCACCGGCAAACCAGTCGCCGTATAGAATAGGCATTTAACCACCTACGCCTGATACTTGAAGTAAATATCGCCGTCATTTCCGCCAGTTGGATCAGTTGTCCCTTTCGACATCGCACCCATCAAACCAAGGTTAGTTCGTGCCCCCGCAACAGTAGACGCTCCAGTTCCACCTTTAGCGATAGTCCACACAGATGGAATCAGCACTTTAACTTGCGCCACAAAGTCTCTCGTACGGTTGATCTCGCGAGCCCCATACTTGACTTTACCTTCTTCTCCAGTGTTAGGAACTAGAGGAAAACCAGCAGCAGCAGCTTCATCTCCAATGGCCATATAGTACTCCTTTCAAATATATCATACATCTGCCCATTCTTCGGTAGCATCGTCCCACACCTGATTTGCGTCCCATGCAAGCCATGTCCCAGGCGTAATGAGAAGATCCATTGTCAAAGTCGGGTACGCTCTTTCGCCCTCTGCGTCTGACACGAAGATTTGCTCTGTGACTCGCATATTAGTACTTACTCCGTCAGAATTTTGCATCTCTACAAGATCGCCGAGAGCATAATCCTGGCCATAAATATAACTACCAAACTGCGGAACTTCACCGTCAAAGGCAAGTATTGGACGATGTTCAGCCAATGCTTCTTTGCCTCGCTGCGTTAATAGTGCATTAAGTGTTGCGCCGGCAGGCTCTGAAATATCGTCTGCTTTGACAACCAGGACCCTCCTTGAAAAACCTTCAGAAGAAGAAACAGAAGAATCTGCATACACAATCATGCTGCCGTTCTCAGAGAAAACGTATGCAATGTTCTTTTGGTTCGCAATAGACGTTAGGTCTGTAGGGCTAGACAAGTTCTCAAGAGATTGACTAAATATAACTACTTCGTTTGTACTTTGTTGGGTTGTACGATCATGCCCAGTATAGATGTCAAAATATAGAAGTGATGTGTACTTATCGCGAACTAATCTAAAACCAAGATTATATACGTCACAAAGCTTCTTTATGAAGTCGTAAACTGTTTCTGGCGTAATGGTTACTGTGATAATCTCTGTTGGTTCAGCAATTGTTCCTGGAGAATATAAACTTCCTTCGACAAGGAACGGAAAGTTATCCTCCGGAATAACCGAGTTATAACGACACGCTCCATCAAACACAGCACGAGCAATATCCCCTGGGGTATTTGTGATGTCATAGGAGATTACCCCCGGTGCGCCAGACTCATATGCCTGCGTTGTCGCCCGATCAAACATCCACTTCTCTAAAGACCGACCTTTAATCTTAAGAACTGAGATGCCTTCATCATCTATAGAATTTTCTACTGTCTCGATTTCCATTACACGATCTGAAACATCGATTGCTAATCTTGTTCCAACAGGAAGAAGCGCTCTTGTGCCACGGTCAGACTTGATGCGAAGCTCAAAGTCCCCAACTGCAGAATATCGCTCCGTCCAAATTAGAGACTCATATGTATCCACTAATTCTTTGACGTCAAAGTTATCGTCGAGGACAAGTAAATACATTACAGTCCTCCATACCTAGGAGTATACTCAAGCGTATACGGAACAGCCGAACCGGAAGCAGCAGCTCTGAACGAGTTCGTGCCTGGATATAAACCAAACCAACTAGCTACTGGAGACACCCCATACAAGATGGAGCTTTGTGTTCCAGATCTAGTCAAATATGCTCTTTTAGATCCAGAGATAGTCCGAATCTCAAGAACGTCGCCGGACAACAAAGAAGCAACGAACTCAAACGATAACAATGAGCCTTTTGGAGTTATGTTGTGAAGAGTAACTCCAGACATTGTCCGATTCACAAATAACTTGAACACAAACCCAGTATCTACCGTACCAGAATATACCACCTCCAGCCCCGTAGTGCCTTCGACGGTTAAGCCATTGACAACCACGGGGCTGGGCGCAATAAAATCAGGATCAAAACTAATAATCGACACCACAACCTGCGGTTCTTTTGAAAATAAAGAAGTCTCAAAAGACTCAACCATTCCAGTAAGATCCGCAAAATGTACGCCATCAATATAAAACCTCAGCGTAACACTTGTTTTTGGCATCAAATATGCGTACAGTACAGTCCTTCTCTCGCTTACTGTTAAAGCGGAATGTTGTACTTCAATCCCAATTGTCATAAGAATATTTCGATTCTCACGACGACTTGCTTGGTATACTGAACCATCAATCTGCGCAAATTTAGAAGACACAATTGAGGTTTTTACTGGCCCCAAACCTTCAATATCTTTTACGACAAATCCACTGCTAGTATCCTCAAGGGGGAGCTCTAATGTATCACCACGAGCAGTGTAAACTTCTACTTTGGTAAGCATTTTTACGGCAACCCTCCCTTCACAACAGATATCTGGTTTCTAGTTTGCCTATAGATTTCCGCACTAGAAAGAGCCTTAGGCGAGTAGTTATACTGAATGAATGATACTGGTGCTTTTTGGGCAGCCTGTGCAGGAACAGCCTCATGAGAAGGCGTACGAATATCGCGGTAATTCTCTGCGATTGTCGAGGCGCGGTCATATGCCAAATCGGCCTTAACTGTAGGTTTCCCGAGCATCTGACCAATACGTTTAGCATCGGTCTCCACTGCGGAAAGGTCTAGCACAGGCCTGATCGTCGGGTCCATGTCCATGTCTGCGGAAGCATACTTGGAAATATCGGACAGCGACCTCTTAACGGTATACAGTGCAGTCTTTGCCATGTCTTCTGCAGAACGCTCGACAGTACGAGTACCGTCCTTGAATCCGCCAGCAACACCCTCTGCCGAGTTAATACCAACCTCGTCATGGAATGCCTTGGACGGCGATTTGATCCCAAGTAAGTTCTTAGCAGCATTGAGCGCCCTGCTTGCCATATCTCTAGCGGCAGTAACTACACTTGAAATACCTCGAGTGATTCCTCCGACCATACCGTCAATGATTGCATCTGCAAGGTCTTTACCGGCATTCTCCATACGACGAGAGTTTCTGCGAATAGCATCCGCTAAGGACTCGACAAATGTAATAATCAAGTTTGCACCTGACTGCACGATTCGAGGAAGCCCTCGAGCAATCCCGTCAATGAAGTTGACAATGATGTTCGTAGCGGAGTCGATTACCCTACCGATATTTCTAGCAATACCATCAAGGATACCAATCAAAAGCTTGAAGCCTGCTTCGACCAACCGTGGAACAGAACGCACAAGAGCGTCTACTAGCAGGAACACAAGTCGCAGCAGTGTTGCCACAATCTGAGGCGCCATGACGTTGATAGCATTGATCAGCGACTGCAGCACAGCTACCATTGCAGCTGTAAAGGCAGGTACCGCCCCAGTAATAACCAGAGCAAACTGAATAATACCCTCTGCAACGGCCTTGAACGCCATTGGGATGAGACCGATTAGCGCAGTCACGATACCAACTAACGCCATTGTACCAGCCGCACCAGCAATGCTAAGAGCCGTAAGGCCTGCAGAAAATGCGAGCAAGCCAACACCAGCAGCCAGCATACCAGCGCCCAATAGCGTTACAGCCAGACCCAGCCCTAGAAGCACAGGAATAACCGGTCCAAGAACAAGCCCCGCAACCCCAAGAAGTACAAACACCCCGGCAAGCATGGTCAGTCCGCGAACGATCTCATCCCAAGTCATTGCCCCGAAGGACAACAGAATTGGCGCAAGCATAGCAAGTGCTGCAGACACGACCAGTAGTGCAGCCGCTCCAAATATAGCTGTCGTCATAGCCTTCATAGCTACCGCTATGATCAGAAGTCCACCAGCAAGAGCCACCAAACCACGTGCCATCTCTTCCCAGCTCATACCAGCCATGCTCTTAAGAACCTGACTAAGCACCATAAGAGCTCCAGCAACCACTACTAGTGCGGCAGCAGAGGCAAGCATGTTTTTAGGCATGAGTCGCATGGCCCCCGCAATAAGCAGAAGCGAAGCCGCCATTCCAGCGAAACCTCGACCTAGTTCGTCCCACGCCATGTCTGCAAAATCTCCAACCGCACTAGCCATAATCTTAAGTGCAATCGCAAGCAGAATAAGCCCTGCAGAGCTAGCCAGACCGACCTTGTTCATATCGGCGAGCTTGGTAAATATGGTAAGCGCGGCAAGTACCGCACCGACGCCAACTAAACCCTTGACCATCTCCTCCCAGCTGAGCGAAGAGAAGTCTCGCACCGCACTGGCAAGGATCTTTACTGCGATGGCGATGGCGATCATGCCAACGCCCGCCTTGATCATGCGCTTGCTGGCACCAGACAGCATGTTTGCCGTGGCGGATATCATTCCGAGAAGCGCGGCAACGCCCAAGAGACCTTTGAGGAGCTCTTCCCAGGAAAGACCAGAGAGATTACGAACTGCAGCCGTTAGAATAAGCACCGCCGTGGCAAGGAGAATCATCGCGCCAGCAATCACCGGCATCTTGATAAAGCCCTTACTAGCTGCGATCTTCTCAAATATAGCCATCGCACCCATCAACTGAGTGAACATAACGGTAATAGCAGTGAGAGAGCTTGTAAGCTTGGCGGAATCGATAAGAGATAGGGCTACGACAGACACAGTAAGGAGCGCAATGGCACCAGCAATCTTGAGCAGGGTCTCTGACTTGAGATTGTTCTGCATCGCAGTCATAGTCTCGGTAAGCCCATCAAATGCTTCCTTGATCGAGCTTAAGAAACCGCCACCGACATCGACTTTCATGCCGCCACCAAAGAACTTCTTAAATATAAGCACAAGTCCGGCAAGAAGTCCCGTGTTGATTGTGTCGAGAACCGCGTTGTAATCGATGTTCTGCATCGACTCCATAATCTTCTCGCCAATACCACTGAACAATTCTGCAGCCTTGGCGGCAAAGGGCCCCATGAACTCTGCTACCTTCTTGAGACTGGCAAAGGTTCCTGCCCAAATTCGGGCAATCATGTCGCCTAGCCCGCCAAGCGGAGAAAGTCTAGCAGAAATGCGGTCGATAGTACCTTCGGCAGCTCTAGAAGCACCGTCAGAAAAGCTAGAGAAGAAGCTGCCAATAGCGTAAGTGACGTTCTCGATAAACTGTGCGACAGTCTTAACCGAGGTCTTAAGAATATCGAAGAAGTTTGTAAGCCCTTCGCCATTCTTGATCGCATCGCGAATGCCAACGAGGAAGTCTCCAAGGTTTGCAGTCATGCCCAAAAGGCTGCCAGACCCCTTAAATATCTCTCCGAACAGCGTGGCAAACACACCAGCAAGACCCTTGATGATCGTCCACGCAATATCAAACACTGCAAAGAGACCCTTGAAGGTGCTCTTGATGTTTTCAATCGTGCTTTTACTGGCAGTTAACCGTTCAGTAAATGCACGGAACGACTTTGTCAGATTTGCTAGCTGCTCTGAAGTGGTCCTCGGAAATATCTCTCGGAAGGCTTCCTTGATCGGAGTGATGACCGACATCAGACCGTTCCAGGAATTTTTCAATCCCTCAAGAAGGTCTGTACGCCCACCAAGCTCTTTCCAACCGCGCAGCAGCTCATTACGTGCTTCCGCCGAATCGTTGATGAAACCACCGACAACGTTGTTAACCCCAGTCCAAAGTTTCTTGCCCTCTTCAAAGTCGCCGAAAATAAGCTCAGACGTTGTTGCCCAACCAGAAGCAGCACTTTCCCTAAGAGTGTCGAGCAAGTGGGTAAACGTCTTGACGTCAGAAGCAGCAGCGGTGGCACGCCTACCAATATCGGTGTTCTCGTCCGCATAACGACCAAGAGTCTCGGTCAAGGCCTCTGTCGTAAGCCACTGCTCGTTCAGACTCTCATTGAAGCCTTTGGTGGCGCTAACAGGAGTACCCGCAAGAGTTTTGTACAGCCCATCTGCGTCCTTGGTCAGCGTTCCAGCTGCAACAGCGCTTTCCATGAGTTCGGTCTTGAATTCTACGGTAGCCATATTGGCCAGCTCGATAGACTTCCAGTCCATAAGCTTAACACTACCGGCAGAAAGAGATTGAGCAAAGTTGTACATTGCCCTAGACGCCTCATTGGAGTTGGCGCCAGAGATGGCGGCCACGTTGGCAACACCCTGAATAGCAGCAACAGCCTTGTCAAGACTGACTCCTGCATTTGTGAACTTACCAATGTTGCTGGTCATGTCAGCAAACGAGTAAATAGTCTTGTCCGAGTATTCGTTAAGCTGCTTGAGCTTCTGGTTTACAGTCTCAAGACTCGCACCAGAACCAGCCATGATTGTCTGAATCGATCCCATTTTGAGCTCATACTCAGCAAAACCAGCTTTGATCTGATCCGTGGTGAGAGACTTGGCTAACTGCTGCCCCGCGGCAATTGCCTTGTTGGTGATGTTAGAAAGTACCGTGATCCCGATAGTAGCCAGCGCCATAAACTTTGCTGATGCCGCATCCAGTCCGGAAGTAAGTCCGCCAAGCGAGAAGTTCTTGCCGGTTGTGCTGAGATCCTGCATGCTCTTTGCTGCGCCATCGAGGTTCAGACTAGTCTTGAGTTTGTCAAGAGCACCAATGGTGTCTTTAACGCCACTCTGGAACTGACTGTTGTTAAACTTCATCTCTACGACGCGCTCGTCGATACTACTCATGCAGAGGTCACCACCTTCCATACTTCTTCTGCGATGCGGTCAAAAACTGGACGAATTGCGGGGTTGATGTAGTCACGCCCCTGGACGTAGCCCCCAGTGCCGGTACCATGCCCATACTGAAGCATGATGGCAACTGGGAAGCCGCCTTCTTGATTGGCGTTGGTCCATGTAATTGTGTAGGACCCGAACGACTTTTTAATCTCGTACCCCCACATGCTAGCGGTGGCACCAGACTCTACTGGCGTGGCTTTGGCAAGAGCATTGACCCCTTCTCTTCCGTACTTGTCAAGCGCGTTAAGGATCTCGCCTTTTGACATGCGTTCTAAGAAGCGCTCGGTGTTTTTGAACGAACCAGACGAAGAAAAGCTAATCATAGCACCACCAAAATGCGCTTTTACAGGCCCCATTTATTTATAAGATAATTTTCTAACGCTGCTAATCTAGCACCAGACAATGCCTCCGCGCAGATTATAACTTCGGCGATATCTGATTCAGTTAAATTGTTTGCTACGGAGGAACCAATGGCTGTAAGTGCATAATCTGGAGAAGACGGCAACGTTGTACTTCCAGACGAAGACCCATCCAAGCGACCAGTAACTTCCGTTCCGGACTTAACCCAACCAATAAGATGCGGCCCAGTTTCTGTTCCTGTACCGATGGTGAATCTATTAACGCCGGCATAAAATTCAAAGGCTTTGTTGCTGTAGTTAGAAATGGCTGATAACTGCCCCGCTTGAAAGAATAAATAACTATCTATGCGTTCGCTGGGTGTACAAACCATCAAGAATGTGTAATTATGCCCTAAATAGTATGTACTACTAGGCCACAAAAGTTCTGCTTCGCCATCAAAATATAATACATTTTTTCCATTTATAGTATGGATACCAGTTTGAGGCTTGTACGGAGAAGAACTTACATTCCAATTATTTCCAGATTTATCTGCAACTGTTTGTACCCGGGAGGAAGATTCTGTTATAGTAGATTCATCTGAGGCATCAAGCCAAAATTTTAAGGTAGAAAGTTTTTTTGGGGAGAACCTAGAAGCTGACGCCATAATACCTAAGTCAATCATGGCGCCGCCATCATGCCAACAATGTCCGCAACAGTGTTGCTAATAAACGATATTGTGAAATACGCATACCGACCCTCAGTCACAAGAGACAAACCGGGAGGCGGATTAAGAGTCATTCCCGAACCGCCAACAACAGTGATGGCACCTGCGCCTCGCTGAGCAACATTAACTTTGTCCCCAGCGCTGAATATATTGGCGGGGACAGTAAGGGTGATTGCTGCTGCATTTGTGCAGGAAACAAGCTTTCCTTTGTCCGAGGCAATAAGAGAATATGACGTACCAGTCTGAAAATTCACAGCTTGTGTAAGTGGCGCCTTTAATGCAAGTGCAGAGTTTACTTCTGTCTCAGTGTAATACCGAGAGTCGTGGTTGTGGTTTCCTGCTGCAGCAGTGCTTTCGGTGGTGCCCAAAGTAAGATTTGACGTGCCTGCGCCGATTGCTGTTCTGGCTTCTTCTTGAGTAGCCCCGGCAGCAATAACAGCAGGCTTTCCTGCAAGCGTGCCCCAAGAAGGAATCAGGGATATAATTTTGGCAATAGAATACACATCAACGGATGCCACAAAGGCCCTCCTTTGTTAAGTCGAGGAGATATTGAACTCGCCATCGGTAATTTGAACAACCGATTCTGATGTTATACGATATGTTCCATCTGAAAGGAACGTGACTGCAACAGGATCTCCGAAAATAGTAAAAACTCCATTGCCATTATCGACAACTTGGATATCATAGGCTCCGAACAACGATAAAATTTCATAAGGAAGCGGCAATCTAGCGTTGGTAGTATATGACCCATACAAAATATCTTCAATCTCAGAAACAATACTTGCTGAGGCTTTTGCAGAGTCAATAGTAATATGTGCAGTTGGCATGCAACCCGGGAACGGAACCGGCTTGGTCGTATACTCCCAGCTTAGGACCAACGGTTCGGGTTCAGAGCTATTGGTTTTGTATGGTCGTTCTGAAGGAGATGCAAGAATGTTATAGATAATGTGAATCTTGTACGAACTGTCAAGACCATTGATGTCGTTGCCAGTCTTTGTGCGGAAGCTCAGGCCAAAGGAAGATCTACGCTGTTGCCAGGCATAGACGCCGTCCTTGGGCTCTAAGCTTCCGTCACAAATATCAAACTCTGGAGGGCTGTAGTAAGCATTGATTGTCCCCGCCATCTCTTCGGAGGAAGCCACGGTAAGGAACTTCTTACCGTCGTAATAGAAGGAACGAGTTTCTCCACCAGATGGAGTCTCGATGACAGAGACCAGACCGTTCCAAACCACACCGTTTTGTCCGGGGACGTAAAGTACGCCTCGGTCAACTCCAGTTTCAAATATTTTGCTTCCGATTGGGTTCCAGTCAAGCCGTGTCATCTACCCTCCTTTTGTTAAATATCTGTACCAACATCCACAGGGCTGTAATCCTTGGTAACTAGTCGAGCAAGCCGTAGAGTCTGACGTGCGATGCGTCGTGTTTGCCTTGCCTGCATAATCAGAACATCAGCAAGCGCTTTAATTGTTGCAGCATCATATGTGTTGGTAACAGTACTACGCCACTCACGAATAGACCCAGCAGTAGTATTGTCTCCGAGAAGCGTGGCCAGCTTGTTAATCGCATCCCGGATCACATACTCGTCCGCAGCAACGTCCTTCTGTAGAATATCGAGAGTCTGCTGCTCCTCTGGAGTTCGCACGGTCTTTGCCTGAATCGCAGCTAACGATTCCTTCATATCGTCACGCAATGGAACTTCTTCTACGGCGGCAATTGTCGCTACAATATCATGCAGTTTGTCCTCAAGCGTTGGCGCATTGCGAGTGGCAGTCTCTTCCGGAGTCCAGTCCCGATAGATCCAAACCCGAGTAGGAATGCCATCTACCATCTGGATGTCTGAAATATAAGTGCCGGTCTCTGTGTCTGCAGGACGCTCGGTCTCCAGAACCTCAAACCACCCTCGAGCTTCACGAGTAGCAGGATCACGTAAATCCCAGTCTCGCTCAGGAGTGCGTTCGATACGCGGAGGATAGCCTCGTTCGACAATTTCGCCGTCTAGAATTTTTGCGTACATTTATCCTCCTGTGAATGCAATAAAGTATCCCTAAGCCGGGACGTTAGGGCAGGGTCAGCCCTGCGGCGTCCAGAGCGCGGGCGTCAGGTTCGGGGTGTGGCCACGACTCGATCGAGCTGCTGGAACGTGCCGTGGCGTACCTGAAAGGCGAGCGCGCACCCGAGCACATCGACTACGAGCCCCCGCCGTTCTAGGGGGTGTCACATACCCGGTACTATTGCCACACGAGGCC